TCTCGTTACGAGTCATCCACGGCCCCAGCTGCGCGGCCCGGTAGAAGGCGGTGCGTTGGTCCGGGTCCATACGAAGGAGCGCGTTGGTGTTGAGCTTCACGAACGCCGGACCCGACAACAGCGACGAAAGCGCCTCCTCGATGCGGCTGATACGCGGCAGCAGGCCCGTGATGTACCAGAGGCGCAGTCGTGTACTGAGTGCAGTCACGTAGCCCTTCGCGCCATCGACGTCGGCCACAAGCTCCGGTGGCACGCCGTACAGGTTGGCTATCTCCGTCGCGGTGTAGCGGCGGGACTGTAGGGACTGCGCCTCATCGGGGTTGACGCTCATCGGCTTCCACGTCGCGCCGCCGAAGAGAATGCCGATGGCGTGCGACTTGGTGACGCCGCCGTGACGCTTGGTGAACGACTCCTTGAGGCGGTCGGCCTGCTCCTGCGTCATGGCCCCGGCTGTCTCGATGACGCCGGAGACCGTGGCCCCGCTGCCGAAGAAGCGGGCACCGAACTCCTCAGCCGCCAAACCGATGCCGATGGTCTGCTTGGCGCAGGCGATGGGCGAGAGGCCGCGCAACTCGCCGGGCATGGTGAGGCCGCGCAGGTGGACTATCTCGCGCTGCGTCAACGGCTCGCGGCCGTGTAGCGTCGTCACCCAATAGATGAGCACGTCGCGGCCTTCGACCTGCTCCATCTTCGGCTCTATCGCCGAGGGAGCGAGCACCGTCAGCCCGTAGACGTGGCCGGCACCGTCGATGGACTTCAACCAGAAAGCGTTGCCGTCGAGGTCGAGACTCACCTGCGTCATGGCGATGAACTCGGAGCGGGTCTGGAACTGATTCGGGTTGCGCAGCCATACCGGCTCGGGGTACGGCACGCGACTCGTGCCGCGCTTGGCGTAGACGTCGATTGGCAGGCTGGAGATGGTCTCGGCGTTGAGACTGACACACTTGAAGACAGCGGGCAGGTTGACGGCGCTGTCCTGGTCGACGGTGACGCCCGCGTGTACCGGCGTGCTCAAATCGGCAAAGGCGGGGAACCAGTTGGAGTTGCGCTCCTCGGCCTCGTCACGGCCTCGCATCATCGTGGAGAAAGGCCACATGCTATGTCTCGCTTCGTTTCGTCGTGTGGCCTCCTAGTCGAATGCGATGAAGGCGACTTCAGGCTCGTCCTGCGCGACGCAGAACCGGGACAGAGCCATGAGCATCGCCACGATGCCGTCGACCTTGTCGGAGCTTCGGCGCCTGCTGATGCGCACAAGATCGTCCTGATTGGTCTCGGCGACTGCGTGCGTCATCATCCAGCGAGCGACCGGGTTGCCGGAGTGGTGCAAACGACGCTCGCCGATCAGCCGCTCGGCCTCTTTGGCTGGCGTGTTCATGTGCCGGAATGTCTGCCCGACGTCAATGAGTTGGCCGGGGAACCGCTCCTCAAGACTCGACACAATCGGGTAGGCGTGGAAGCGGTCGAAGGCCAGTTCAAGCAGCCGGTACTTCTCGCAGTCGCGCAGCACCTGCTCCTCGACTTCGCGGTGGTCGACGACGTCACCGGAGCAGAGGGTGATGTAGCCCTCGCGTACCCACTCTTCGATACTCGGGTTCATGTCGCCGCGTCGCAGCAGCGCGCCCTCCGGCAACCAGAACCGCCACAGCACTTGCAGCGGCCCGTCCGGCTCCTCCGGTGGGAAGACCAATGACCATGCCGTAAAGTCCTGCGTGTGCGAGAGGTCGAGTCCGCCGTAGAACGGTCTGCCGGCGAGCTTGGATTCAACGACGAGACCGGCGCTGGCGTCCCAATCGCTCAGCGGCAGCCATGCCTCCTCGGCGTCGGTCCATACGTTGAAGTGCAGGTTGAGGACGTGGTTTCGCGCCCGTGGCAGGTGTATCGCCTCGGTGACGGCGCGGCGTATCTCGTCGGACTTGACGAAGCCGCCCGGCTGGCCAATGAGGCTCGGGTTCGCCATCGGCCAGAGGTCTGATTCTCGGGCGAAGGTGCCGTCTGCGGCGCGCTCCGAGATGGTCTCGAAGGTCGTTCCCTGCGGGACCTCGAAGACGCGGCCGACGAAGGTGGGGTCGTCTATCGCGCCGGCGGCGACGCCCTTGGCGTACTCGTAGACCTCGAAACACGGACCCTTGGTCTTGTCGAAACCGGCCGTCGTTATCATGAAGATCAACGGCTGGTCGCGGGCGGAGGTCGAGGTGGACAGGACGTCGTAGAGGTCACGGTTCTTGGCGGTATGGAACTCGTCGTAGATGACACCGCTGGCGTTCAGGCCATGAGCGCCGGCGCTGTCAGCTGGTATGGCGCGGTAGTAGCCGCCATTCTCGGCGCAGATGATGCGCTTGACTGACGGCAGCACCTTCGCCACGTTGCGCAATGGCTCCGAGCGATGCACCATCTGCGCCGCTACATCGAAGACCAGCGACGCCTGATCGCGGTCCTGCGCGGCACCGAAGACCTGCGGGCTGGCCTCGTCGTCGGCGAGGAGCATGTACAGCGCCACCGCGGCGGCCAGTTCCGACTTGCCCTGCTTGCGCGCTATCTGCAAGAACGCCCGCCGCGTGATGCGCAGCCCCGTCTTGGGGTCGACGTTGGCGAAGACCTCGTAAATGAACTCGCGCTGCCACGGGGTGAGGATGAACGGCTGACCGGCCCAGCGCCCGATGGTGTGGACGCAGCACTCCTCGATGAACTGGATGGCGGCCTTGCCGCGTCTATCGGCGCGTTGCTTCGCGGACCTTGTCGAGCGGGGACTGACCGGCATCGGCCTTCTTCACCTCTACTTTGGTGCGGGCGGCGGCACCGATGCCAAGCTCGGCACCGAAGCGGCGCAGGTCATCGCGCGCCCGGTTGAGCATCGCGACCTCGGGCCGTGCGGCGTGCGCGCCGTTGGTGCCGACCTGGTAGGTGCGACCGTTGCTGGCGATGTCTTCGGTGAGGTTGCAGATCTCTTGGTAGGCCACGCAGTAGCCCGCGAGGATGTCGCCGTCGACGACGGTGATGACTCCGCAGTAATCCAGCTCCGGTAGCAGCTCATTCCAGCGCTTCCGGCCGAGTTCGCCGAGATATGGCGGCGGATCGGGCAGAATCGGGCGCGGTTTGGGCTCGTTATGCTGCCGCTCGAGCTCTTTCTTGGTGCGGTGGCCGCGCTGGCCCTCGATGACTTTCAGTGCTGTCGGTTTCGGTCCTGGCATAACCTTCCGGATTGGCGTTGGGAAAATTCACGCGAGTC